TGTAATCCGGTAAATCTAAACGTCCACGAAGCCTAGCCAGTGGATAAGAGTAAATGGGGATACTCAAGGGTTGAAGAACTCTTAAAAAATTTATATACTTTTATATAGATTTACTACCCAGACGCTATTCAAGTAAGCAAAGCGAACATAGAATATAGTTTAAAAAATTGAAAAAAAATATAATTGGTATTGGTTGTATTATTAATCCACAAATTTATAAACTTATTATTATCATGGAGGCCAAACGTAATAATATATATAATTGGTTACCAGTTATAATTAGATCTGTAACAGTCACTAATTGTTTTATTTATGCGTTCCTCAAATATAATCAAAATTATCCTGGTCATATTATAAGCAATCCATTTAGCGGATCACTCGGCATTATTGGAAGGTCAGCGTTATATAGTATTTGCGGATTGTTCATTGCATTTATCTATTATCCATTTTCTGCAGTTGTTATTAATTCAGGATTGGGATGGATTAATTGTTTTATGATTAAGGATGTAATGGGGAAGGCGTAATTTAGTTATAATTTATTTTAAAATAAATTATAATTAAAAAATAATTATTTATTATCATAATTATTTATTATCATAATTATTTATTATCATAATTATTTATTATCATAACTTTTTTTTTTATTTTTATTCATTAAATTTTTTTTTTGTTGTAATTTTTTTTTTCTGGTATTTATTTGACCAATTTTTATGTATGAATTTTTATTTGTTTCCGAATCATCACTACTAGAGGAATCTTTTTTATTGGATTTAATTTCGGATGCTGGGTCTTTTTTATTGGATTTATTTTTGGACTGTGTATTTTTTTTATTTGAATCATTTGTTGGAGGTGGTGGTGGCGGCGGAATATTAGAAATTTCATTAGTATTATTATCGTCATCAACGACTTTTCCTAATTGTACGCCTTTAACAATAGTTTTGGTTTTTTTTAAAGATTTTTTAGCGGATAATAATTCTTGAAGTGATGGTGGTTTAAATGAGGTTATATTATTTTCAGGTTGGTTAGGTTTACTTATTGGCGGTGGTGGTATTGTATGATTAATATATGGACCTGGTTGGGATGTATATGAAGCAGTATATGGATTTGGTGCATACATTGGCTGCATTGGATACTGATATTGCTGTCTCGGATCTGCGTAAGCAAAATAATTTGGATTCAGTTGTGGAATTTTTGGAATAGTAATGGGTGTTTCCATATTTTTTTGATATTTTTCTATTAGTTTAGCATAAGCGGTATCTTCCGGATCATCCTGGTCACAAATAAAACATCCAGACATAAAAAATTCTTGAATGGGGGAATATGGTTTAAATTTTCTGATTTGCATAACAGTCCAATTTGATCTGAATTCAGTATCATTGAATTTTAAATCTGTTAGCTCTACAACAACAGAAACAATTGATTTTTTATCTATAATATCAATGGTGGATTTTTCCGCATTTTCATTATAAATATTAAAAAGAAAACCAATTTTTTCATCATACGGCAGATTAATATTCATATGATGTGGAAACTCTTTTGATAATCTTTGTAATGTTTTCCGGTATTTCAAATTTTTTGGAAGTCCCCAAGCTTTTATATAATCCATAATTGTTTCCTCATTAATAATATCAATTTTTTGTATGAATAAATAAAATTTTTTAATTTCTTCTTCATTGTATAAATTTGTCATTGTGTTGAAAGACAAAGACATTTGGTAAGATTTTTTCCCATTATTATCAAATTCTTTAACTCCAAATGGAGCAACCATTTTTGGTGTTTGTATAATTATTTTTTGTTTTTTTGTTTGTTTTATTGTTTGTTTTATTGTTTCATAATTATCGGAACTATTTTTTTTCTTGATATTTTTTTTACTCGATTTGGAATTACTTTCGGATTTAATTTTTTTGACTGTTTCCTTTCTATAATAAATTCCCATATTTCGTGTTACTTTATAGAATAATATTGGTTTAACGTAACTAATATTTTCTTCATTAAATTTTTCAATATCGAGAAAGAGGTCTTTATAATCGCCCATTATTATTGTAATATATTAGAATTATGATTATATATATTTTTTAGTCATCTTTTTAAGTTTGATGTTTGGGTTGCGTATATTTTTTTAAATAGTCCGGCATAAAGTGATTATTTATATAAAAAATTGACTTTTGTTCTTGCTTTATAAAAATAAACAGTCAAAATAGAATTAAACGATTATATGCAGCACAACGATATTTTTAAACTTCAACAATCTGCTAACCAAATTATAAATTTTGAAGATATTAGTATTACTGATGATATTTTGTTGGATTTTGCGAGAAAAATATTTGTTAGTCATTACAGTAAAGAATATGAAAAAATGGATTTATCATTGTACCAAACAAGCCCGTATATACATCCAGAATATACGAATATTATGGTAACTCCGCATTTTATTAGGGATGATGGTGTTATTATTTATTTACAATTGGTTCATAATAATAATTATCTCAAAATGGTTGGTGAAGAAATAGTTCAACTATCAATGGAAATAACAAATACAAATAAAGCAATGGTATTTACCATTATGTTATATCCCGATTTTAATATTGGAACTTTAAATAATTTAGCAGAGTGTACATTTTTAACGTATACACAAATTGAAGAAAAAATATTTACTTACAAACCAAATATTTCCAAAAATTATCTTTGTTCAATAGTCAACAAAAAAATAAAACCAATAACAAATTCTAATGACACAACCCAAGTAAAAAATTTTATTAGGAATGAATGGGTATCCGCAAGTAAGACCAGAAATTATGCGCTCAAAGATACACTTATTGATTGGTTAGAGTGCTGGTACGATAAAACAGATAATAGCAATAATAATAAATTTATGACACATAACGTATCCCGCACTTTCCAACAACCGAATACAACAGATGCTATTCAAACAAGCAAAGCGAATGCAGAATACAATCTGAAAGATGCTATTCAAACAAGCAAAGCGAATGCAGAATACAATTCAAAAAATGAATACAGTTTCACTAAATTTATAATGAACAAAGGTATCCAATTCGAAAATAATATTATTAATTTAATTAAAAAAAAAGTCAATCCGGAAGAATTTATTACTATTTGTCCTAATATGATAAACTATGATCAAAATATTTTAGAATATGAAAACAAAACCATTAGAGAAATTTTAAAGGGTACACCAATTATATATCAAGCTGTTCTGATGAATAGAGAAGGTCCATTATCATATTCTTTTGGTTCGCCCGATTTATTGGTAAGATCAGATTATCTCCATAAAATTATTAAAATGGGTCCGCTAGATAAAAAAATGAGAAAATTCGCGGCTCCGAAATTAAATGGCAAATTTCATTATGTAGTTGTGGATATTAAATTTAGCACATTAGAATTATGCGCAGATGGAAAACGTATTAGAAATTCCGGTAGCATACCCGCGTATAAATGCCAATTATATGTATATAATCATGCACTCGGAAGAATACAAGGATATGAACCCGCTGAATCATATATTCTTGGAAGAAAATATAAATATCAATGTCGAGGACAATATTTTAGTGGAAACAGTTGTTTTGAAAGATTTGGATATATTGAGTATGATAAATGGGATAATGAATATATCAACGAAACAATTTCCGCAATTGATTGGATAAAAACTCTTCGATCCAAAGGAAAAGAATGGACATTATTACCAAAACCATCTGTTTCCCAGTTATATCCCAACATGACAAGCCCATTTGATACACAATGGAATAATTTAAAATCCGAATATGCAAAACAAATCGGTGAGATTACATTATTATGGAACTGTGGTGTCAAAAACAGGCAAATTGCGCATACAAATGGAATTTATTCATATTTGGATCCAAAATGTAGTTCCGAAAATGTTGGAATTAATGGTCCCAAACAAGCCCCAATTTTAAATGAGATTATTCGAATTAACCGAAAAAGAAAATTTGATTCCGAATTAGATAAAATATCAATAATTCTTAATAATACTATTGATAATTCATGGATGGATAAATGTAAACTAAAAATATCTGTGGATTTTGAAACAATAAATTCAGTATTTGATGATTTTTCCGTATTGCCATTTGCCCAGGATAAAAATTTTTTATTTATGATTGGTGTTGCCTATCAGATAACAGATAGCCCTATTGAGTATAAAATGTTTTTAGTATCGGAATTATCTTTGAATGCCGAATTCCAAATGATTGACCAATTTTATAAATTTTTGAGACAATTAACTGATACATATATTGGTATTGAATCTGTTATACCTCCACTATACCACTGGGGACATATGGAAAGAAGTTTTTTCGCGGGATTGTGTGATAAATTAGAAAAAATAATTGGGGCTGATATCTTTTCTGATATTAATATTTTTAGAAGAAAATTGAATTGGTATGATTTATCAGAACCGTTTAAACAAAATCCAATTGTTATTAATGGATGTTTCAAATTTGGTCTAAAAGAAATTGCTGGACGACTTTCCGATCTTAAATTAATTCAATCCAATTGGAAACAAAACAATTCATCATGCGCTAATGGAAATACTGCTATGATTATGGCGGAAAAAGCTTATCAATCATCAAAACAAACTGGTATTAATATTACCCAAATACCTGTTATGCGTGAAATTATGGAATATAACCGAATTGATTGTGTTGTTATCCATGAGATCATTAATTTAATGTCACAAAAAATAGCATTAGACAATCAATTGCATAAAAAGAGAAGAATTGAATAAAATGCGTTCAATTATATATTTGACTCAAAACTAGTGGTAAAAATATACCGCAATTTAAATCCACATAAATTTTAATTGCCAAATTAAAATTTATATGAACACTACTGAATCACAACCAGATAATTCAAAAATTATTAATAATATTAATACAAACTTAACAAATATTTTTGGTGATAAAACAAAAAAATTAAAAAAAATAATGAACAATCAAAATATTTTTGTATCCGGATTATTCATCATTAAATGCATATTGGAAGAAAAATCACCAAAAAAAATAGATTTTTTCATACCAAAAAATCAACTGGAATTATTTAATAATTTTTTGACGAAAAAATGTATGACTAAAAAATATCGTGTACAATCTAGTCCACATATTATTGGTGGTGAGCGAATTTCAAAATCATTCCATAAAATTACCAATAGTAATTACAAAATTAATGTGTATGCTATTAAAAATTTTTCCACAACAATAGAAACATGGTTGGATGAAAAAATAGATTTTGACATTTGCAAAAATTATTATGCAATAAATAATTCAAAAGAAAAAATTTATGTTAAAGTATTAAACAAAATTATTAATAAAACAGCAACATTTCGTTTTGCCAAAAATTTAGGTGGCATCAGTTATAAACGTACCATTAAAAAATATATTAAATTAAAAAATCTTGGATTCAAATTCGCTAATAATGGACAAGAAATGTTTGATTATATTATTTCCCATGCTAAAATTATTGACAATAACAATGTAGGACATAATACCTATTCACTTTTTGAAATTAGACTTGTAAATAAAAAATATTATTCGGATGAATGTCATAAAAAAATGTATTTATACGAATTATTAAACAATAACATGGAAGAATTAGAAAAAAATTTATCAAAAACAATTGGCGGACAAATTAAAAAATCCAATGATATCGTGATAGAAAATGGTAAAATAATGGTAAATCCAAAATTAATAAAAAATAAATGTAATGATAATTTTGATACACAATCAAAGATAAAACGCAAAAATTATTGTCCATTAGCCGTATCCGGAATTAATAAACCCCATTTTCATTTAGGTGGAACTAATGTTATTTGCTGTTGTGTTTTAACATATTTAACTTTTATTATTGTGGAATAATGTACCCTAACAATATTTATTATTTATTATTAAAAATTGAATAATAAATGTCTGTTATTAATAAATTTTATAATATACAAATTAACAATTTAAATCATATAATGTCGCATCGGGATCAAAAATTAGTTTTTACAGATTCGGATATGTGTTCTAATAATACTATAAATTTAGGGGAAAATAACAAAAATAATGAAGATACTAAATGCGAAAATAAAAAAACAAAAAGAAAACAGGATGAAATTATTTGTGAGGATAATCATCCACGACGAAGTAAAAGATTGGCAGCAAAAAGACAAAAAACAAATGATTTTTTTAATAATAAAAAAGATAATGATATTTACGAATCTAGCGAATCTAGTGAAGATACAACAGATACGGATAATACCGAAGATACAGATACTATGAAGGAATATTCATCGAAAAATAAAAAACATTCGGGTTCTAGAATCAATAAATTAATATCTTCTATATTAGATCCAAAACCTTACACTGGAAATACAGAATTCGATGAAGCAATGGATGAATTAATTGATGAATCATGGTTCCAACAATTATCGGATAAGAAACAACATTATTATATTGAAAAAATGATTGAACTACAATCTTTTGATAAAATCATACCAACTACTAAAGATATTATGAATCTAGATATTAATTCGGATAGTGTAAAGGAGTTAATATTGGCAAGACGGGAATTGGATGAGTATAATAAACTATCTAATGTATACAATACCGCATGTCATAAATTTTTAATTAGATTCGAATATTTAACAAATACAGACAATTTTGAAAAATTATCACAAACCAAAAAATTAGAAGATAATATTAATAACCAAATTAAATTTACTCAACCACTTAATGAAAGAATTTTAATTAGTAATTTTGATGACACAACCAAATCTATTATTTACGATAAATATTTAATAATGTGTAAATCAAGTGAGGATACTGCCGCAAAATACGAGACTTGGTTGGAAACTGCATTAGCCATTCCATATTGTCCAAAAAAAATAGAATTGGATACATCAGTACCACAAAATGAAGCAATTTCTAAATTAATAACAGAGATGATGGTAAAACTAAACGATAAAGTTTATGGTATGACAGAAGCCAAGGAAGAACTTGTTTGTATGATAGCAAATATGATAGCAAACCCACAAACAAAAAATAAAGCAATTGGAATCTATGGACCACCTGGTATTGGAAAAACAATGATCGCCAAGGTTGTATCAGATGTACTTAATTTGCCCATCGAACAAATATCATTGGGTGGTATGACCGATTCTAGTTTTTTGGAAGGACATGGTTTTACCTATATTGGTTCAGAACCTGGTTGTATTGTTAAATCTATTATTAAAATGAAACATACTAATGGTATTATTTTTTTGGACGAACTTGATAAAATATCAAAAACAGAAAGGGGCAAAGAGATTGAATATTGCCTTTTACATATTACCGATTTTACCCAAAATCATGACTATCGGGATAAATATCTTTCAGAAATACCGATTGATCTTTCCAATTATATATTTATTTATTCAATGAATACAATTGAGGAATTGGATAATGCACTCGCCAGTAGAATTCCACTTATTAAATTTGATGGTTACACGTCAAAACAAAAAATTGATATTGTTCAAAATTTTATCTTACCGGAACTTTTAGCAAATTATGGAATAACCAAAAATGATATTATCATACCCAATGACGTAATTAGTTATATGGTACAGAATATAAATGAAGAAAATAATATCAATGGCAAATCCGGGGTAAGAGGTCTTAAAAAGGTATTAAATCGTATCATTAACAGAATTAATCTTTACAGGGTTGCATCAATCAATGGAAAAGTTAATATTGATTTATCTTTTACTATTCCGCATTTTACAATCCCATATACATTAACCACTGAATTCGTCAAAAATATTATTCTTGGTTCATGTGATAGAATAATTAAATCGGATTACGACCATATATATATTTAATTAGTTTTTTGTTCAAAAAAACTAATTAAATTTGGTTGGATATGATATAGTAAAGAATGAGTTACAATAAACAAATACTTAAAGAAATAACTAATGGTAGATACGGTAAAAAAACATATACAGATAGGGTAAAAAAAAAGAATAATAACGACAATGATAAAATATTTGTTAATAAATCGTATCCATTGGATAATGAAGATACCGAACAATTAGAAAAAAATGCCGAAATTCGAAATCATCCTGATTTAGAAATTGAATTTGATGTTGAAAATGAACAAGATATTACGACGGGTTCTGATGAGGATTCGGATTGGAATAAAGAAGATTTGGATACAAGTAAGACAAATAAAAAGATTCAAGAAAATAATGATACTATATCGAGCACTACCAAGCAATTACCTGTATTAGATAATCTTTCTCCTTCCAAAAAATTAGTCTCAACAGAAAAAAATCCCAAAAATCCTGTCATAGAAAAAAAACCATATAATCCAAGAACAGTTGGATCCACAAGAAGCACAAATAAAAAAGTATTGACTGGTGGTATTCCAAATTCTCATCAAAAAATTAATCGGAATGTTACGGAAAATAAAGAAGTTCCAAAAATTAACAGAAATAATTCAAACAATAAAACTGATGATCTTAATGAAAATAAAACAGATAAAAAGCCGATTTGTGATATTTTTGTAGAACAATACTTAAAAGAAAATATTAAGGAAAACCAAATCAAATCATTGGAACACAAACTTATTGAACTAGAAGATTATATTATCAAAATGGCAGACCAAATAAGCCAATTGGCCAGTAATCAAAAAAATATTATTGATGCTGTTAATAATTTTTCCAATGAAATGACCATTACCAAAAATAAAATATCCAAATAATTTTTAGGGAATATTATAATAAAAAAATTGAAAAAAATTTCGGTAAAAACTTTGATTATCTGGATAGATAAAAAAATTTATTGGGAATTTGTATTATATAAAATTAAATGCAAAACCAACAAAAATTATTGGAATATATCCAATCTATGTTTGATGAACCAGAATATTCAGATTTCGTCATTTTGTTCGATAACAATATAAATATTCAGACAGATGATTTAACAGATAATAATACGGATATAATCGATATTTCAAGTCTTCCAGAAGAAGGAAAATTGTATCTTAACAAATCCATTCTTGTATCCAATACATTTTTTAAGCAATATTTTGGTTTACCGATTGATCATGATAAAAAATTCATGAAAGTAGAATCCCTAAAAGCAGCTAATGATTTAAGTTGGTATATTTATGGTGGACAATTTGAACCAAATATTAATGATATTGAAGAACTATTAGATATTATGGAATTAGCAGAATTATGGATGATGCCTGATGAAGTCAATGATTATTTATTTCATTATTTTTGGGATAATTTTGTCAAAATTATAACCAATATTACAGAAGCTAATATGGCGTACATATATTTGTACAAATATATAATGGTTCAACAACGTTTTTCTGATTTGGTCAACAAATTATGTAGTTTTGTTCATGCAAATAAAGAAAATATAACAACCGATATGTTTGATTGGCCCTTAGTTAAAATGTTGGATCCGACTGATATAATCGAATTAATTGTAAAGAATAATGCATTTGAACGATTAAATGATTTTGATTTTCCATCGCATACCAAATTCCGTAGTATCATAACTAAATATTATCACCAAAATTGGAATATTTTGTCGCCCAATGCATTATTTGCAATTCATCGAGCAGAATATATAACCAAAAAAAAAACAGATATTCCGATTCTAAGTAATTTTTCATCCTATTTATTGGTGGAAATCTTTTCACCATTCAAAGCAATACTGTACACATTATTGGGAACAATACATGATAAAATTGAGAGTGACGGAACCATACTAATTAAACCGTTGATCACAATTAATAAAAATGATGTGCTTTATATTGATCGTACCATATATGAAATCAAAGATATTTGTTGGAACGGTACACCATTAGATACTGCATTACCCGGAAATATCTATGCGATCACATTTAAAGATTCTGTTAATTTACCAAATACACAAGTATCTGCTCATTTGGTTGAACAGATTTATTAAAATAAAAAAAATTGATTAAAATTTAATCAATTTTTGTTTAGTAGTATATAAATGATATTATAATTGCTATGGAATCAATAAAATATTATTTTACTGGAACATTCGATCAGGAATCGACTGATATGCTAATTTCGGATCCAGGTTATGAATTTGATCGGAGTGAGTATTTAAATAAAGATGGACAATGGCAATTAAATTATTTATTAGAAAATGTGGCAGTTGGTGAGTGGCATAGCGGAATAATTATTGATGAAAAAACACATCGAAATGCTGAATTAGTAGCATTACATGAAAATATTTCCAAAAAAAATATTACATCGTCATCATGTAGTGATAATAATGATAATAATGATAACACAACAAATCAAATAGTATGTGATTTTATTGAATTAGTGGATGATATTTCTTGGGAAAAAATAGATTGTAGTTATTTTTTTGGTGTTTGTGTAGATTCAGGCCAAGCTGGTATATATGATGCCAAATATTTTAAAGATGATAATATTGTTGGCGATTATAAATTAGCAAAATTTATACCAATAAATGATCCTGGTGACAAATGGTATAGTATGAATTGTAAAATTACCATGAATTACAAATGGCATTGTGTTGATACGGTTCCATATGGAGTTGTTTCATCATCTGGTTACGGAGATGGCATGTATGATTTATTTGTAGCATCAAAAAATGATAAAATTGTAGCAGTTAAAATAGTTTTTATTGATGACAAACAAAGAGAAAAATACGAACCATTATTTGCAAATGCAGATAAAAATAATAGTACAGATAGTGATGATGAGAATAATGAAAATGAAAGCGAGAATAATCAATAAATATGTGGTTAAATAATTTAAATATGCATTTAAATAATTTAAACAAAAATATTAAGTGTTTGATTTATAATTTTTGGCGCACCTGCAATAAGACGAATTACATATGTTGTCAATATATTACAATTTGTGTTATTAATATCTGCTTTACCATACATTGATACTAATATACTATTCTTACCGAGGGGTTGAACCGTATCAATGAGACTGTGATATTTTATTGTTTGGATTCCAATTTCTGTCATTTTATTTTTAAAATTAGTATGTCCAACCATTTCAAAAAGAATATTTGATGATTCATGATGAATATGCACGGATATTAATGAATTGGTATTATAATAATGCCCAATACAACCAACACCTAAAGTATTAGCAGCGGCATATTTTTCCATAAATTCTCTGGCTATCATTTGATAATTTTGATTTGAGTTTATTTGTGTAGTAATTTGAACCTGCATTGGTTGTGGAAAATTCCAATTAACAGTAGTTGGAGAAGTAACATTATTTGTTTGTAAATTACTACCAATAGATTGTAATGCCGAACACCATGACGAATAATTATTCATTACTATTTAAACAAATGAAATATTTTTATATAATCCAATCGAAAATCAAATTATAATATAATGTTTAGATGTAAAATAGTATTATATTATAGTGTTGTTATCATGACAAAATTTAGAGTAGGTAGACATATTAATACCAGTCACGGATTTATTACTGCACCATGGTATGCAGAATGTCTCGGATGTACAATTATGCAAATTTTTCTGGGTGCACCGCAACGAATTTTATCCAAAGCCAAACAAAAAGACGATTTGGTAAATTTCGGAAAAGAATTGGAAAAAAGAAATTTAGTGATGGTAGTCCATGGTAGTTATACTATCAATTTATGTCATCCATCAAAAAGTAAAAAATTTATAGCATCAGTCAAATCATTGGTTCAAGATTTAACCAGTACCGCATATATTGGTCCAAAATGTTTAGGAGTTATTATTCATATGGGAAAAAATATTTCGGAAAACAAACTCTCTGATGACGATGCATTGAATAATTATGTTTACGGATTGCAAAAAGCTTTAAAACTTAGTCCGAATTCAACAAATATCATTTTGGAAACGGGAGCATCACAGGGTTCAGAAATTGCCAGTAAAATAGATGGATTATCAGAAATTTATTGGAAACTGGGGGAAGACGAAAGAAAAAGAATTATGTTTTGTATCGATACGTGTCATATATGGGCCACTGGATACGATATATCATCACCTGTTGGGGTTAAACGATTTTTTAAAGAATTTGATAATAAAATTGGCATTGAAAAAATAGCCTGTATTCATTTTAATGACAGTAAAACAATATTAGAGTCGTGTGTTGATCGACATGCGGATTTGGGGTACGGATATATTAAGGAACTGGGACTAAAAACAATCGCACTGTTTGCTAAAAAAAATGACATACCTTTGATCATGGAAACACCATTGGATGCGATAAATAAAAAGACTAATAAGGAAGTTACTTTTGAAGAAGAATTTTATAAGGTCAAATCGTGGTTAAAATAAAATTGAAACTATTATTGTCCTGGTGTTTCCAATAGCTAACAGATATTATACACAAATCAAAGCTAACATAAATGACCCAAAATTTAAAATCAACGTGTTTTAAATTTTTGTATTTGATTCCGATTATTGGTTTCGCACTGATGATTGGATACATTTGGAAGGATGTTGATTCATTGAGTGGGCAATGTGTTCGATATCAAAATTGTTCTTATGTTGATGATAATTCAGTAAACAATAATCAATGTATTATATCTATTCCTGGTACAAAATATAGTTGTCGTCATCTTGGAACAGTATGTCCACAGAATAATCACGGAGTTTGCTATATTTACAAGGATAATACCTGTCCAATCGATAGGCCATGTAATAATATTTATTTTGTTCGAGTTTTGATTATTAGTTTTCTGCTCGAATTATTTTTTATTATTGGATACGCCACACACACTATTTATGGGTTATCATGCCAAAAAAATGATGAAACGACATACAACGAAAACATACTTTTTTATGATCGGGTATGATGTAACAACAAATATTGTTAATTTTTTTATTTTTTAATAAAATTAAAAATAAAATAAAAAAATTATTTAAAGAAATAAAGCTATTAACCTATTAGTAAAAAAAGAAAAATGTCAAATTCTGAAATCCAAAACGAAGTCACCGACAGAACTAACGATGTTCCCGAAACGCAAGTTTCAGAGACAAAAAATAACGAATCCTCTATCCCTTGTGGGATTATTGTATGTACCCCTTGCGGGATTACGGTCAGTACCAATGATGATCCAGTTGAAGAAGTTTGTGATGATAATGTTATACCAGTTGCCGAAAATGAAAGACCAACATACGAAGTTGTTTTCTTTGTGCGTTATAATAAAAATGCAAGGCCTTCATTAGAAGAAATTACCACTTTTTTTAATTTGTATGGTTGTGTTCATCATATAAATTGTCCAGAGGGCAGAAATTATGCTTTTATCTTTATGACATCTTTAAACACCACCGCAGAACATCGTCGCACACGTACTATTATTGGACAAATTATTAGTGATATGTCTCCAGAATCACGCTTTCATATTACGGTGGCTAGTTCCAATCGTGAAAAAAATAGGTATCCTCCAGACCAATCTTATGGATACCAACGCGGATATCAACCATACCATCATCACCAACAAAGGAATTATGGTCCACATTATGGTAGAAATTATTATAACCCAGCGGGAGATTATCAAGAACCACATTATGATAATAGAGGTCAACAGGATCAAATAATGTCAGCACCTCGGGGACAAAGAATGCATCAGGGAAATCAAATGAGATCATCTTCTCCGTATACTCGAACAAATAATAATAATAATCAATTTCAAAGAAGATCATCTAATATGCACAATCAAATGCATAACAATGATGGAAATAATTATAGACAACCAATGATACCAAATCGAACATTTAGTAGAAATACTAATAGTGGTCCGAGGCGTCAAGTAGAATCAAGGTATGTTCCTAAAACAGGTTCATCAAATTAAAAAATGTTATTCATGTAAACACTAAAAATATTTTTTTACAGGTTTAAAAAATATTTTTTATGTTATATAGAGTAAATACATAATCTTATTAACATATTAATAGATATGTCCAAACACAATAAAAAGAATTGCATCATTGTTTACACAGATGGTTCCTGTTCGGGAAACGGAAAAAAAGCCGCTATTGGTGGGATTGGTATTCATTTTCCCAATAATGAATTAACTGACATTAGTCAAGTATTCAGGCTTGGTTGTTGTACGAATCAGCGAACAGAATTATTCGCTATTTTAACGGCGCTCAGATATATTAAACAGAATATTGGTTTGAGTAATAAATCCATATTAATCAAAACCGATTCGCAATATAGTATTGATTGTATAACCAAATGGGTCTATGCTTGGATAAAAAATGGATGGAAAACAAAAAATAATACTCCAGTTGCCAATAAAGAATTTATTGAAATATTATATAAATATTATGAACGGTACGATATCGAATTTGATCATGTAGAAGCACATACTGGTAGGAAAGATCCAGACAGTATTGGTAATGCCCGTGCTGATGAGCTAGCTACACTAGCCACCAATAAAGCCAAAAAGGAAATTAGTATGTCCAGTTTCCAAAAACCCACACAGAAAAAAAATTCATACAGTAGCAAAAGTAGAAGAAATAGTAGAAATAGTGGTAGTAAAAGTAATAGAAACACCAGAAATACCAGAAATAGTGGTAGCAAAAATACTAAACCGGTTAGATCAAATTATAATTCCAAAAAATATTCTAAATCACCACCAGATTATTCAAAAATTCCAAAGGGAACAAATTTCGTAGTGGAACTCATTAAATCAAAACATTAAAATGATAAATTTTATAATTTAACATTTTAATATCCTAAATACGTATGAGTATCATCGTCACCAGGATGATGTTCATCCTCAGAACTTTCATCGCCGGGATAAGTTTCACCCACACCAAAATCCTCTTCAAGAAACTCAGCTTGGAGATTATCATATTGGTCGTACCCATCGTAATAATTTTCCCATCGATAATCATCATTGTCGCAATGATCTTCAGAATCACCATCACTTGAAGCAGTCTCAAACTCCTCTATTAGATTTTTTTCGGATTTATCCATCATCAAAAAATCTAATACCTGTTCCATTTCTTCAAATGTAATGAAACGATCACCATCCGCTTCCGGAAAAATTGCATGTATCGTATCCTGATTTTTACCGGGTAATTGATAAAAACCCGTTTTCAATCGGTAGGCAATTTGGTTCATATAACGGGTACCATGAATACCAAACGGGTCAATTGTACTTGGAAAAGTAATTTCGATAATCTTTTTGGTTGATTCCAAAAATTTACCATCGAACATCGAACAGAAATAACTGTTCGGAAAAGTAATGGTTAGGTTGTTAACAGAGAATTTTACTCCGTTTATTGTGACAGTATCATTACCGTCGTGACTATCCATGATTGTGATTGTTTGTGAATGTCCCTGATAATCTATAGTTAAAATCTATGGACCATTCAGTACAATAAAATTTCAATTTTTTTTAAATATTTGTTTCAAAAAATTGATCAAAAAAATTCTTTATTTAGAGATATATGTGTAAATTTTAGATTATAAAGTATGAGTAAAGCAACTGTATCTACAAAAGGCCATCTGGGTAGTAAATCTATATAAAAGTATATAAATTTTTTAAGAGTTCTTCAACCCTAGAGTATCCCCATTTACTCTTATCCACTGGCTAGGCTTCGTGGACGTTTAGATTTACCGGATTACATAATTTTAATCCTGTTATTTTTTTCCTTTTTATTCCTCTTTTTTCTTCCCATTTTCTC